GGTAAACAACCAGAAAACCTTTGTGGAGATTAGATTATGGCAGTTGGTGGACCAAGACCAGGCAGTGGGCGGCCAAAAGGCTCGGTGACGAAGGTCACTGCCAAAGCCCGCGAAGCCGCCATGGAGACCGGGCTGCTCCCACATGAGTGGTTGTTAAAGGTCAGCCGTGGTGAAGGTATCGTGCACAAGCGCTGGGTCACCAAGTACGACAACAAGGGCAAAGAAAAGAGCCGCAACCTTGTGGAAGAAGAAGTCTATGCCGACTTCCCCACACGTATCGACGCCGCGAAAGCAGCAGCTCCGTTTTACGCACCCCGCCTTGCTGTGCAAACCGTCTCTGTCAGCGGCAACTCAGACGCCGTGGCCGAGACCCTTAGGTTGATTGCGGAGAAGCTGCCTGTATGATCGAGCTCGCCCATCAAAAGGACATGGAACGCTGGTACCCGCTGACTGAGCACCAGGTCCAGACCGACCTCGTCAACGACAAGGTGCGGTTCAAGGTGGTCCCAGCAGGACGCCGATCGGGCAAGACTGAGCGAGCCAAGCGCTTCGTGGTGCGTGAGGCCATGCGGGAACCAGGACCCTACTTCGTCGCTGCACCAACCCGGGACCAGGTCAAGCGGATCTACTGGCAAGACCTCAAGCGCCTCTGCTTCACGTCAGTCCTTGGCGACCGCTCAGTCAGTGAGTCCGAGCTTCAGATCCGTCTGCCCAACGGCAGCACGATCAGCCTTATCGGTCTTGACCAACCTCAGCGCATGGAAGGTGTGCTCTGGATCGGAGGCGTCATCGATGAGATTGCCGACGTGCGCGAAGGTGCGTGGCAGGAGAACATCAGCCCGGCACTCGACACGTTCAACCCGCTGAAGCCCGATTACCGCCCATGGTGCTGGTTGATCGGCGTCCCTGACGGCTTGAACCACTACTTCGAGATGGCCGAGTACGCTCGGTCCTCAGGCGATCCTGACTGGAAGCTGTACACGTGGAAGAGCTCAGACATCCTGCCCAAGGACGTCATCGATGCAGCCAAGCGCCGCATGTCGCCCCGTCAGTACCGTCAGGAGTACGAGGCCAGCTTCGAGACCGCGTCAGGCCGCGTCTACGAGGACTACAGCCCGGACAACTACACCACTGAGGTCATCAAGCCCAATGAGCAGCTGATGTGGCACCACGACTTCAACTTCACGCCCATGAGCTCAGGCGTCGGTGTGCGTCGTGGCAATGACTTCTACATCCTCGATGAGATTGTCCTCCAGTCCGCAGTGACTCGGCAGTCGGCTCTTGAGTTCGTGGAGAAATACAAGAACCATACCAACCGCAGCGTCATCATCTATGGCGACCCTGCAGGCCGAGCCGGTGAGAAGCATGGACACGCCTCAGACTACACTGAGATGGAACAGGTGCTGCGCGCCAACAACTGGACCGTGACCCGCAAGGTGAAGAACGCCGCACCAGCCATCAAGGACAGGCAGAATGCCGTGCGTGCCAAGATCAAGAACGCCAAGGGCGAGGTCAGTCTGTTCGTGAACACCGAGAAGGCCAAGTACGTTCACAAGGGCTTTGCCACTGTGCAGATCAAGAAAGGCAGCACCTTCCTTGAGGAGGACAGCGAGTACCAGCACATCACGACGGCCGTTGGTTATTGCGTCGACTACGAATGGCCGATCAACTTCAAGAAGGACGTCAAGGTCGAGCCGATCGCGTCCACCCATCATTTCAACCGTTAAGGAACCACCATGGCCCGACCATCCAAAGAGCAACGACTTGCTGCCATCCACCAGGAGGCGCTCACTGAGTTTGACAACATCCAATCTGCCTTGCGCGATGAGCGACTGCAGTGCCTCCAAGATCGCCGCTTCTACTCGATCGCAGGTGCTCAGTGGGAAGGTCCATTGGGCGAGCAGTTTGAGAACAAACCCAAGTTCGAGGTCAACAAGATCCACTTGGCTGTCATCCGCATCATCAATGAGTACCGCAACAACCGCATCACCGTCGACTTCGTGAGCAAGGAAGGTAAGGAGTACGACAAGCTGGCTGACACCTGCGACGGTCTGTACCGCGCCGACGAGCAGGACAGCGGAGCCGAAGAAGCTTACGACAACGCCTTCGAGGAAGGTGTAGCCGGTGGCTTTGGTGCATGGCGTCTGCGCACCGTGTACGAGAACGAAGAGGATGAGGAAGACGAGAAGCAGCGGATCCGCATTGAGCCGATCTTCGACGCCGACTCGTCTGTGTTCTTCGACCTGAACGCCAAGCGCCAGGACAAGGCCGACGCCAAGCGCTGCTTCGTCATCACGTCCATGACGCGCCAAGCCTACAAGGATGAGTGGGGCGATGATCCTGCTTCGTGGCCGAAGGAAGTCCACCAATACGAGTTCGACTGGCTGACGCCTGACGTCGTCTTTGTGGCCGAGTACTACCGCGTCGAGGAAACTCGCGAAACCGTTTACGTCTGGGAGACCATTGACGGCGAGGAAGAACGCTACAAGGACGCTGACTTCGAGGCCGATGAGACCTTGGAAGAACGTCTGTTGGCTGTAGGCAGCAAGGAGGTTCGCCAGAAGAACATCAAGCGTCGTCGGGTTCGCAAGTACATCCTGTCAGGCGCCAAGATCCTCGAGGACTGCGGCTACATCGCTGGCAAGTGCATCCCCATCGTGCCCATGTACGGCAAGCGCTGGTTCGTCGACAACGTGGAACGCTGCATGGGCCATGTCCGCTTGGCCAAGGATGCTCAGCGCCTAAAGAACATGCAGCTATCGAAGCTCGGTGAAATCAGCGCTCTGTCCTCTGTTGAGAAGCCGATCCTGACGCCTGAGCAGGTTGCCGGCCATCAGATAATGTGGGCCGACGACAACATCAAGAACTTCCCCTACTTGCTGGTCAACCCCATCACCGACGCCAACGGCAACCAAGCCATCTCTGGTCCGATCGGCTACACCAAGCCGCCTCAGATCCCTCAGGCCTTGGCTGCTCTGCTGCAGATTACCGAACAGGACATGCAAGACCTCTTGGGCAACCAGCAGGCAGGTGAAGAGCTGCAGCCTAACATCAGTGGCAAGGCAGTTGAGTTGGTGCAGAACAAGCTCGACATGCAGACCTTCATCTACATGAGCAACATGAGCAAGGCCGTCAAGCGCTCAGGTGAAATCTGGTTGAGCATGGCTAAGGACGTGCTGGTCGAAGAAGGTCGCAAGATGAAGTCCATTGGTCCACAGAACGAGATGCAATCTGTCGAGCTGGCCAAGCCTGTGGTCAACGAGAAGGGTGAGATTGAGACTGAGAATGACCTGTCTGAAGCCGAGTTCGACGTCAATGTGGACGTTGGTCCGTCGTCTTCAAGCAAGCGTGCAGCCACGGTCCGAGCCCTGACTGGCATGGCTTCTTTGACCGACGATGCTGAGACCAAGCAGGTCCTTGGTGCAATGGCCATGATGAACATGGAAGGCGAAGGCATCACTGAGGTGCGCGACTACTTCCGCAAGAAGCTTCTCCGCATGGGAGTCGTCAAGCCCACAGAGGAAGAACAACAGTCCATGGCTGACGAGCAGGCCAACCAGAAGCCTGATCCGAATACACAGTACCTGCAGGCAGCGGCTGAAGCCGAGGAGGCGAGGGCGGTAAAGGCGCGCGCAGACACGGTGCTCATTGTCGCAAAAGCTGATGAGGTTCAGGCCAACACAGCTAAAATTCTTTCTGAGATTGATAACGCGGACACTTCACTGGCACTAAAGGCGGCCGAATTAATAACCACTGCTCGAAAGGGGGCGTAGTATGGGTGGAATTTCAGGAAAAGATCTTGCTTACAGGGTTTTGGCTTCAGCCGTAGGAGGCCCTGTGGACTTAACCGCCATGGCCTTGAGGCCGTTTGGGTACAACGTTGAAAAATCTGTCCTTGGCTCTGAGTGGATTGGGCAGAAGATGGAGCAGGTTGGCCTCGTGTCAGATGCGCGAGACCCGTTAAAGGAGTTTGTTGCATCTGTCATGACTCCAAGTCCCGGTGGATTAGCTACAGGGTTGGCAAAAGGCTCGGCTTTAGTTCCAGCTATTGCCGGCATGGTGAATTCCGGCAAAGTAGCGGACGTATTCAAAAACTTTACACCAATCTCCAAGGCAACTGTGTTGAGCCGGTCTGATTTACAACACGTGGATAAGTTGTCAAAAGTCGCCCCAGTAGAGAATCTCCCACAGTTGGGCACTAAAGTTTTTGGTAACACCGACCCCTACGTGTACCACGGCACGTCTGGTGCTTCATTAGACGACATAGTCAATGGCGGGTTGAAGGCGTCTAAGGGCGGCTATGAAGGACCCGGGGTCTACTTTGCAACCCGTCCTGAAAAAGTTCTTGATTACGTGGATTCAGGATCGCAAATCTATAGAGTGAAGAAGCAAGATCTTGAAAAGACATATGGCCTATACAACAGTAAATCAAACACAACTGGCAGAGTTATGTTTGGTGAAGATGTGGTGGTCGAAAGCAAATCAGTTCCGCCGGGGTTTATTGAAGTTCTGACAGATGGCGGTTGGAAACCGATCTTGTCCAAGTCTAGTCAACCGCAACCGCAGCCCAAGCCGACTTTTGGCGAGCGTTTAAAGGCGCCGGCACCTTGGCCATCAGGATACTCGCCCCGTGATCCTGTTAGCACAAGACTGTCGTTACAGGAGGTGGTGCCAACACAATCAAGCGTGGACAATAAAATAGTTAACAAGTATATCAGTGGTAGGGGAGACTTCCAAGGAGCTCCAGTTGAAGTTGTATTAGACCAGGTCTCTGGAAAGTACCTGATTATTGACGGTCACCACAGAGCGGCAGCCCAGTTCAATACTGGTTCAAGCACCATACCAGCATCCATTGTGGGAATCAAATAGTCC